TCCAGAAACAGCGGAAACCGGGTAGCTTCCCGGTTGAAATGCACTTTCGTTCATGGTCCCAATCAGCATCGTCGTACCACATCGTCTTCGCGGCGAATTCAAGCATTTCGCGGTCGGTCATTTCTCATCCCCTCGCGCGAGTCGATCAAACAAGGCATCAATCGCTCGTTCGCCTTTCAATTCCCGTTCAGTTAACGGCTCTCTTTTGTTCTCGTAGTCGACTAAACTTAGTAAAGCGAGAAGAGCCTGCTTCATCAGTTTCTCGTCGTTCGTCATTCCATATCCCTCCCGATCTGCGCCGCCACCATGCACGAAGCCATCCGGCGCGCGGCGGCCTTATCGCCGTTGTGTTTGGTGTAAAGTTCTTCGTAGTAATCGCCATAATTCCTGCTCATGACGTCTAACGGCCCCCACGCAATGTCGATACTCAACGCTGCCTCCATCCGCGCGCAGTGGCGGTCTTCGGTGAGCGGGTTCCACAAACGGCGGGAACCGGTCAGCTTCGCGGTTGAAATGCACTGTCGTTCATGGTCCCACTGAGCATCGTCGTACCCCATCGCCTTTGCGGCGAGTTCCAGAATTTCGCGGTCGGTCATTTCTCCCTCTCCTTCAGCATCGCGTCGGCCTGTCGATACGACAACTCGGCCACTTCATCCACGGTTACAGAGTAGATGCTCAACTGTGATCCGAGTCCCTGCATCGCTTGCGCCGCAAAGTAGTCGCGCAGGGTCATGCCTTGAAATGCCATTCCATGTGGAAACGCGGGGCCGCCTGTTTCTTTTTTCATTTCTCATCCTCCTTCAGCATCGCGTCGGCAATCTCGCCGCAAATTCGGCAAAGCTTCTCGTTGTTTTCAATCGACACGCACAAAGCCTCCATCGCCCGCGCCGCCAGTTCACGGCGCACCGCGTCCCGGATCATGGCGTCGAGTTCGGGATTGCCCGACATCGGCACGCGCAGGTGGATCGCGGCGTATTCGCGTTTCGTGAGGCCGATTGAGCTTTTTATAGTGCCCTCGCTACGCGGTCTGGCAAATGCTGCTTCGTTAAGGTCGCTCATTTCCCCTCCTTCATCGCGGCGTCGATGGCTTTGTCGAGATCGGCACCGGATAGCCAGCCATCCACGATGGCAACGCCGTCTTTAGTCTCCCGCCAGACTCCGAGCATGCCGCCCTTGTAATGACGGCTCCTCAGCCACCGATACCGCTCTGCATCCCTCTTCGCCTCGGCTAGCTCGCGCTCAAGCTCCTCGATGCGGGCAGCGGCCTGCCGGGCAGTCAAAACAAACTGCGTATACGCCACGACCTCATCAGGGTTTGGTACTTCGGGCATCGGCATCCGCAAGATGCCAAGCAGCATCAGGTCACTCATCGCTTACCCTCCTCACGAAATCCAATCAACGACAGAACTGATATGGCTCGATTAATGACCGGCATTACATTTGGGGTAATTCGACATGGCGCTTTGAACGTTATGGAGCAGTAATCGTTAACGATGAACGAAACAGACTTGATCGTTGTTGTAAATTTGTCTAGACAGTCAGCCTCCCGCGCCAGCCGTATGATGTCGTCGCGGTTCATCTCACGCCCCCATCACGAATTTCAGAGTCATAAGAACCCCCAATACAAAAATAACAATCACCACGGTCCACAACGCTGACTTCAAAAAAATCATCACAGGTTCCATATCACCCCTCATCCTTATTAAGTAGTTCTTTTAAAACCGGAGTATTACGGAGTTTGCGCAACGCTTTTTGTTCTACTTGACGTATGCGTTCCCCCGTAACTTTGAAGGCTTCCGCGCATTGAGCAAGCGTCGCATCCTGCTGATAACGCATACGCATTACACGCTGTTCTGTGGGAGTTAATCTTGATAACGCTTGGTCAATTACAGCCACTTTTTCTACTTCAAGCAGCGCGTCTTCTGGACTTGGCAGCGTCATTGCTTCGTAGTTGCTAGATAGCAATTCATGCACGGCGGTGGCATCTACCGCGCGCTCCCCGCTATTGCGTTTCAATTCCAAAGTAAGCTGTTCTGCCGTCCACAAATCCGTGGGGGCAGCGCCTAACATCTCCATCGCAATTTGCGCTAGCGAAGAAAACTCCCCGTGCTGCGTCAACGGTGCTTCCCGCATGGACACTAAATTGTTCATGCGACCCATTTTGACACCGGCGTCTCGCTCAAACTCTGCAACGGATTTATATCCGTTCTTCTCTATTGCTTTTAAAAGCTTGTTGTTCCTTACGGATACCCGAATACGATAAGGTTTTTCTTCCTCGTCGTAGCCCATCATTCCCCCTACTGCACGCGCAGAATCTGAATCGACGCGTCAGTAACGTTGCGCGAAGATACGTACGACTTGTTACCCCACAGCGCACCTGCACGCGAAGTCACGGCGCTGTGCATCTCCCCAATACTCGCACCGGGCAGGCAGGGAACAACGACGATACCACCAACCTCAAGGTCTTTCAGAAACTGCATGAGATAGTCCCGCATCACACCCTGCGGGCGTTTCACGTTACGTTTGCGTTTCTTTTTCTCCTCCACCACCGACAAGCCGCCCAGCACTTCACCAGTCGGCAGGCGAATTTCAAATTCGATGCCGTTTGCCTTAAACACTGCGGCGGCGGACTCGACGTAACGGCGGATGACTTGCGGCACTTCAATATTGCTCATGGTAGACCCCTATAAAAGTTAAACTACTTCCCCTTAGCTCTCGCTATTATTTCTATGGCATCGGACGCCTTGAATTCCCAAGTCATGTAGACCTTGAAGCAATCAAAGCACCGACGCCGACGGCGAATAACCCGCACTTCAAAGTTCTTCGCCCGCTTGCTATAAACTACACGGCTGCGGTCGCTGCCGCATTCCGGACAGTTCATCTTTGCTTCTCAACTACTACAAGCTTTTGCTGATTCGTTGCTTTCAAATATCGCGTAATCGTTTGCCGAACATCGGTAGCAGCGGGCGATGTTGGTTTGAATTTACCGTCAAGTAGGTATATACCCCGGTTACGTAGGTACTCAAGCGCCGCTTTACGTTTCATTTCGAGTGTCATCGATTAGCTCCATTGTGTTCGCAGTCTTTAACTGCACAGTAGTTACGACAGGTGAAATTCGCGCGAGGGTTCCACACCCCCGTGGAATACGCTTGGTCCAACCGAGTCACCTCGGGCAGCCACTTCTGCCACACTGCATCCTGCTTTTCCGCAGCGTATTCGGCCCGGACCAAATCCTTTGCTACTACAAAAACAAGTCCCGCTTTCACGCTAGTAACGTGCGGGAAGTGTTTAAACACGAGTAACGACAGCAACTCAAGCTGCTTCGTATCGGCATACCTACTGCTCTTGCCAGTCTTGTAATCTACGATCCGTGCTCGGTCACCGTCGATGACAAGTAAATCAGCAATGCCACGGAACCATACGTCCTTTGCACGGAATGCACAGGGCTGCAAATCTTTCGTAAGCCCCATTTCATATTCGCAAAACTTCTCACCCGGCAGCGCCTTCAGCACATCCAACTGCGGGCGCATGTAATCGTACTTAGCAGGTAACGGCACGTCACAGCAGACGTAGTTCTCCGCAGCCTTGTGCACGTCGGTGCCGTAGCGCAGGTGTTCTTGCGGCGGCTCGACGATATCCTTTGCCACCCGCAGGCGATAATATTTGCGCGGGCACTGCTGGAATAGAGACAGACTGCTGTAGGACCATGTGTAGCTCATACTTTTACCGCCCCGCCGTAGCTGTTACCACATTTAACTTCGCAGTTAAGAGGCAGCGTCTTCGCCCAGTCCGGACGCCACCGCATGCACTCCCGCACGTATTCAATCGCTTCGGCTTGCTCTTCCACTTGGGCGATACAAGCTACCGCGTCATGCACCGTCAACACAACACGATACCGCTTCGCGATACGCAGCATCTGCTCCCCGATAATGCAGCGGGCCAACGCCTGACAGACATTCTCCACCACCTTGCCGCCGTAAATACGCACCGGACCGCGACGGGTCATGTAGATATACTGCGCGCCAAACGGGGAATCCTTTTCCGATATTTCCAGATTGTTATAACGAAGTACCATACCGCTCGGGAAGTCGAACCCCACACCGGGTAGCAGACTAACCGCCTGCGGTTGCTTACCGAATGTGAAAGTCTTTAGCTCGGGGCTTGCCAACGCAGCAAGGCATTGTGCCGCTTCTTCCCACAGCGCGGGGATGCGCGCATACGTCTCGCGATACGTATTCAGAATGCGGCGGCACATATTCTCGTCTAGAGTTACACCGAATGTGCGTAGCTGTAACTGAAATTTCATCCACCCCATGCCGTAACCCGCGCCCAAGATTGTCGTCTTACCTACAAAGCGCTCGCCTTCGCTGACTTCTTCTATCGGCACGCGGTATATCTTCGATGCCATGATCTTGTATACGTCTTCGCCGTTCTCAAACGCCTGCACGAGATCGTTCTGCCCGGCTAGCCAAGCTAGCGTCCGCGCCTCGATCTGCGAAGAATCGGCGTCGATAATGACGTAACCTTCGGGTGCCACTATCGCGCGTTTCAAGGGCGACTTGCGCGGCAGGTTTTGCAGGTTGAGTTTATCGTCCCCGCCCCACCGGCCCGTATGTGCTGCGTAGTATCGTAATGGAACAGGCAAGCTACCACGCTTCGCAATCTCAATCATTCGCTGCGTGCGTGTCTCTTCCAACGTCGACTTCACACCAATTCGCGCGGCGACAATCGCCTGCACGGCAGGGTCTTCATGTTCTAACAGCGCCTTGAACGCGTCATCGCTCTTGGAAAACGCGTAGGTCAGCTTGCCCGTCGTCGGGCTTTTCTTCATCGGCGCTACCACACCGTACGACGACAGCAGTTCTGCTAGTTTCTGATTGGACATCAGCACCGACTTCTCGACCACGACCGACTTCATCAACTCTTCTTTTTTCTCTACTACGTCGGCAAGGTGCTGCTCCAGCAGCGGCAGGTCCAACTCCAACGCCGGGTGCGTGAACATCCGCAGGGTCAGGTCAATCAGCTTCAGTTCTTGCAGCTTGAAGTTAGGCGACAGCGCTTGAAACAACTTGTAGGTAAGCTCTACGTCGTTGACGCAGTATTCACCGTAGCGCGCAAGCTCCCCCGGAGTGAAGTCGGCTCGGTGTTTACCCAGCGCGTTAAGCACCTCGGTGCCCTTCTCGCCCAACCCGTAGCGTTTAGCCATCGCGGCAAGCGACCCACCTACCTCGATACCGTCTACCGCACGCCCCATTCCCAGCGTATCAAGCCAACCTTTCGGGGTAATACCAAAACGCCACGAAAGTATCGCGCCATCGAACAGCGTGTTATGCGCCAGCACCAGCGCGTTCGCCCAATCAAACTGCGCCAGCCACGCCGCCGTCTCTTTCTGCGTACCGCTGAACCACTGCGTCGGTTCGTCGTTTACTTTTACGGCTACGCCGATTACCTCAAACAAATCGTCGCGCACGTAAGCCTCAGTCGTCAGCTTGCTTAGGCTGAATTCCCGGTCGTAATACGTTTCAAAGTCTACGGTTATAAGCGTCGGCAGCATTGTCTCTTCTCAGGAACGGTCATCACGCAGCGGCAAGCCACGCGGCAAGAGTAGCGATGCTCTCTTCGTTCACCACAAACGCAGCACCGCCAGCGTCTATAATGCGCCGAAGCTCCCGCTCTTGCAATGCTGTCGGTTGATTGCTCCCCGCCTTGCACTCGACACCGATAAACTTACCGCGATAGCACGCGATGAAGTCCGGCACACCGCTACGCCCAAAGCCGCCCGTCGCAGGCATGAAGTAATACACACCGTACTGCTCAAACAACTTCTTAACTTTTTGTTTTACTTTTGCTTCAGGTGTGGACACCGCTCTTCCTCCAGACACATGTAGACATAGTATAGTCTATATGTAGAGGGGGGCGCAAGGGGAAGATACAAAAAAGAAGGGACATGCTAGGCGGATACCTAGGATGTCCCAAAGGGGGGTCACAACAAGGAAGGCGAGTTAGGCGGCCCGCCACCGCTGAACGCTAGCAGGTAGTTACTGTAGCACCGTCGATGAGATAAAACAACCCATCACTAAGGCGAACGCCAACGCTTTCGACTGGCTGATCCGCATCGCATAGCTTCAACATAGCAAGTTTCTCCTGAAAGTTCTCAGCAAGTTCGTACGTGCTTGATATCGTATCTACCGCGATAGTATCCAGCTTGAATACGCGCATATCACCACTGCGCTCGATGTTAACTACCACGCCATTCTTCCTGTAGAACTGCGCTGCGACACGCGTTATGATGCAGTGCGTATGTAGTTTAGTTACAACCTCGGGGTCTTTGAACGTGTCCATCACCTCCTGCGACAACCGCAGCACGCCGTCACGCGCCATTACGGAAAGCTCATACATCGCGTCGGCAAACGCCTGCCGCTTTTCAGTAACCAGCGCGCTAGCTTTGGATAACGCTGCGTAGCTAAGTACCCCGATCCGGTCCCGTGCTGAACTGATAATCTGCTTCGCCACCTCGTCAACTGGTTGTGGCTTGAAATACTCCAACACCGTAGCCGCCGCTGCTTTGGGGCCAATCGTGCGTTTGACACCTCTCTCGCCACGCCGCTTGGTAATATCCTCGTGCCGCACAGACAAAACCCACTGTCGGGTACCGCGATAATCATCGTACGATACGGAGATAGAACCAAGCTTATCGAACCCGTGGAGTATGTTGAACCGAACGATAATATCCTGCGCTGCCGTTTGGCTAAATTTAGCGTAGTCCGCCTCGAACTTAAGATGCGGATTCTTGGCAAAGACCGCTTCAACGGCGAGCCTCAACGCCCGTTGAATTTCCTTGCCTGCATAATCACCGTAGTCAATATTCATCTCTTCCCCCTTACCAATCGAACGTATTGAGAATCGTATCCACGCGCTGCTTGACGTTAGCGCGCACCGTATCTACATCTTTCAGCGTATCGGAATCCACGCCAATCAGTGCATCGGCAAGCTGCCTGCGCGCCGACTCAAGCTGCGGGTCTTGCGCGATGTTCATGCGTTGCAGCAGGGCGACCAACTCGGCAGCGTTGGACACCAGCGTCTTGTGGAACTTCTTGCGGGTGCCGTCGTCCTCGTTCGCCAACCGTTCGCTCATGTGCGTCAGGCATTCGTGCAGCCGTTCCCACAGATCGCGCATAGCGTTGTTGATTCGAGACTGAAACTGTTTCTCGTATTGCTCTACCAACTCGGCCTTAGCCTGCTCGGCGATGTCGATACGGAAATCACCGGCGACCGGCACGGGCGAGAACGTATACGCAAAGCGAAACTTCTTCGCTATCTCGTCCACCGTCGGGTAGTCGTCGCGATTAAAGAGATCGCCAAGCTGAAAAGCTGCTGCTGATACCATAGTAGGATACGCTTGGAGAAAGATATCCACGTAGCGTTTGAACGTCTCTTCGTGCTCGTTAAGTTTGGCTTTGTACGCCATGAAGCTTTCCATCGTGATGAGACGCGGGCCTGCGTCCGACCACGGCAGTGTCTCACGCGTATTCCACAGGCGCACGTTGGCGGCATACTTCAGCACGGCGTCGAGCGCAGTGCAGCCAGCCATCAGGTGCTTGTGGTAGTTACCTGCCTTGACGCGCGTATTCTTCGCAGCGTCTACCTCTTCGGACACGCGCTTGTCCAACTTCCTGCCGGTCCAGCACGAGATGGAAAGCTCTACCAACATGGCACTCGTAGCGATGCCGTACGATTCAATGCTAGCGTTATTCATTTTTAGTTTCCTTTGTTGTCGTAGTAAAACTTCACGAGATAATCAATCGTCTGCGTCAGCGATAGCTCTACCCCCAGTTCAGTAATTAACTTGTTTCTCACGCTTGCTAATGCGTCGGCAGTCGAACGGCTAACGCTTACCCCCAACCGCCCGTCCGCTGCGCGCCCTTTGGCTTTCGATTCCATACTCAGTCCTCCACGTAAACAGTTTTACCTACGGTAGCAGTAAATTGTTTGTTGCCAACCACGCACCAGAGCACCGGGGCGCTACACTCCGACCAGTCCCCACACCCGCCGCCGTAAAAGTAACCGTCGGTCAGCATCACCACGCACTGCGGGTTGATCTGGTTCGCCCGCATGTACTTCGGCACACACTCCGGCGACGTGCCTCCACCCCCACGCGGCTTGGTCGACGTGATGAGCAGTGCCATCGTCCCCTCGGTGTAGGTCTCCCGTGATGCTACGTCAGTATCCCAATACATTAGCTCGATGCAACCGGGCTTAACATCTTCCGCGATCATCTTAAGCTCCCCGAGGAACTGCGCCAGCATCGGCCCCCCGATGGAACCTGACGTGTCGATCCCCACGGCGATTGTTCCCGGCTTCACCCCGATGGTCGACGGCATTATCAGGTCGATCCCCACGTATTTGCGGTTCGGCCTACGCCATGTCGAGAAATCGTGCCCCGCTGCATACAGTTTCACAAAATCCCGCAATGCCTCACGCCAGTCTACTTTCGGATGGAGAAGCTCGTCAATGCCTCGCGGCATCTCCCCCTTCATCTTCCCCGCTAGCGTCGCACCCTCTCGCAATGCGTGGTCGATCTCGGCTTTGAGTTTCTCTTCTTCCTTCTCGCCTAGCGAAGCAGCACCCTCCCAGTCGTGCTGGTCCAGTCCGTTGTCGGGACATCCTTGCTCTTGGCTAGCTTGTCCCTGCCCTTTGCCTTGCGGCTGGCTCCCACCGGAACCCTTCCCATCCCCGCCGTCGCCACCGCCCGTCTCCCGCATCAGCAGGTCGAACACCTGCTTGGTGTCCATCCCCGCATACTTGCGGTCAAGCAGGCCCATCGGCTTGCCGTCGGCATCGCGTGGCATCTCGACCACTTCACGCGCCGGGTCCATGTCCACGATCTGCAAGTTAATCACGTAGTCGGCTGCGGCATTGGCGTGCGAGGGACTTTTATCCCACAGCTTGCGCCATGTGGTCAGGTGCCGATACGCCTTGTGCATGGCTTCGTGCACAACGAGGAACGCCAACTGCTTATCGTTCAGCGACTCGACAAACTTGCGCCCATAATGCACATCTCTCCCGTTTGTATACGCGGTTATCACATCGTCGGAGACCTTAGTCTCCCCGATCATGAATATCCCGGCGAACAGGCAGAAGTTCTTGTGCTGCATCAAGCGGGTGTGCGCCCGCTCGACGCGTTGCTCTGCGGTTAACTTCATACTACCTCCGTATTAAAACAGGTACTGGTTGTTGCGCATCCACGTAACAAACGCGGCGCTCGTCATGAGAATCTGTTTCTTCTCCGGGTGTCGCGCTGCGCTGATGCAGAACACAGACTGCAACTCCTTCGGCGTGCGCTTCAGGTATTCAAACCACGGCCCGATGGTCGACCGGTCCACCCGTTGCAACGCACCATACGCCATGATCGTCAGTGCTGCGGCACTGGACGGAAGCTTCGCACCCTCCGGATCGGCAACGACCTCGGCCCACGTCGGCAGCGTGTCGGCTACGTCGATGTAAGCTGTCATGTCAGCCGCAGCCGAATGCCCGATGGTGCCCGCCAGTGCTACGGACAGCGCGTTGCGCGTGATCTTGTCGCGCTGCTTGACGATGTGGCTTGCACGCACCAGCGAACGCGGCGAGACGAACGACCGCTGCGGAAACTTGGGCTGGAAGATATACGGATTCTCAGCCTGCGATGCGTCCATATACGAAGCAAGGCAATGCGGATATGCCTTCACCCACGCCAGCACTTCCGGCGCTACGTCGTTGTGCATAGCCCACGCACCCCACGAATCCGGGTCCACGGTGTTGTCGGCATTCCACCCGGCATGCGGTTTCTTCACCGGGGCGACCGAGATACGGTTCAGGCTGTGCGACTTCATCACGTCGCCTACGCCGTCGGTCACGTTGTTGCCTGCCGTGATAACGATAGTGTCCTTGTGCTGCTTGAACCCACCGATACGCCGCTCGTTCAGCAGCGGATGCAGCATGTTCTGCACGGCTTGGCTCGACGGCTTGGTGAACTCGTCGATGAAGATCACCAGCGGTTCGCCAGTATGGAAACCCCAATGTTCGTTCGGGTACAGCGTCGTAGTTTTCGTCTCGTGGTTGGGCATGGGGATGCCGATATCACCAAGCTCGGTGTTGGGCGTGTCGATATACACACCACGGAACCCGGTGGCTTTCACGATCCGCTCAAACATCGCCGTCTTGCCGATGCCCGGCTCGCCTACCAAGTGCACGGTAGTGTCACCACCCACCGACATAATCAGGTCAGCCGCTTCGTTCAACGAGATTTCTTTTTGCATGACGTTCATGATTCTATTTCCTTTTATAGTATGGGTATAACAGTTAAAGATTGCCAACGTACTTCACATTCGCGCTGCTCGGTATCGGACCTCCATGCACAAGTATCTGCTGAAAAATATGGCTCCCGTGGTAGTGCTTCACGCAATCGTAAAACTTATCGGCTATCGTTCTCGGCGTAGCCTGCACCACCCGCATGCTGTTGCGGTAGCTTATTGTCTCTATCGTCCGTAGCAGCGCAACAAACGCGGAGTAATACAGCTCCAACCGCTTCGCCTCGTTCGGCTCGGTCGTTGCGTTACGCACAAACCGCATGAACGCATTGAGCGAGTTGCGCATAGTATAGTATGGGTCCCCAGTCGCGTAACCTGTTGTCACCGGTGTCGGCACTGGATCCGCATCTTGCGGCACGGCAAAGGTCGCCTCTAACTCGTACTCGTTGCACACTGAAGTCATCTGCTTGCAGTAATCGACGAACGGCTTGTAGGGCTTGACGACCTCACGATACTTGTCGCGCAGCAGTATAACTTTCTGCTTCGGCTCCGCGCCATGTACAACACCGTTGGCGTCGATGGTAACGCCGCCAGTACCCATGCGATGCGTATCTCCGTTGCGGTCTATGCAGTAAAACACATCGCTCTTACGCATGAACCGAACGCCGTGCAAGCCTTCCGTCGTGTCCCTGAGAAACCCCAACGTCGTCTGCGTACGCCACCCGCCGTGCGACACCCTAGTTACTCCACTAGCATGTCGCGTCACGACACGGTTGTTATACAACGACAGCACGACACGTTCATCCGGGGTATCCTCGTTGAGCAGCGAGATAATGGACCGATGGTATCGGCGGTTAGCGCCCAGCGGACGCATCCCCTCGTTAGCACCTTTGGAATACGGTATCACCTGATTGTAGTGCGCCTTCGCCTGCTCGTATGTCAGCAGTTTCGGCAGTCGATCACTCAGCATTACAGTCTCCCTATCCAATCAACGAGCATATAGCCCACGATAACGAACAGCCACAGGAATACTGCAGCCACAAGCCCACCAGCGAAAGGCACCCAAGTATCACGATTCATTCTCCACTCCTTCCTTGAACAGCCCCACGGTGAGGATCACCGCATCAGGGTTTTGTTTCTTGTAGTCGATAGCAGCCTGCTCGTGCGTCTCCGCGTCGATCAGATCAAAACGCACCTTGCTACTTACCCCATCCCTCAGTATCAGTGTGTATCGGTTCACCGCTTGATCCCTTCTATTTCTTCCGTTATGTCAGTGTGCATCTTCTTCGCTTCGCGCAGCAGCGCGCCGTCCATCCTCTCGTTAACTACACGAATCCACCGGATCGCTTCCTCACGCTCGTCCTTCATACCTCGGCAATACCCCAACACCCAGCCAACGATACCGCCGATGGCAACCGCTGAAAATACTTGTATGAATTCCATTACAACCCCTCCGATTTAGCCGCATGTGCAGCGAAGTAAAGAGCAAGGATGCGGCGCTTGGCATTAGAAGAATTCAGTTCACCAAACCAAAAAACTTTAGCCGACTCAGGTTTAAACATGGCGGCGAAATAATCTCTAGCAGCCCAATCAAAATAGTCATGAACATCGTTACGCCATGCTGCGTGACTAATAGCAACGCAGCAGGCCAAAGGTTCTGCACCTTGTGCGTATTCTTTTTCAACAAGACTCGCAGCCTCAAACAGCAGGCCGCTTACAGTCAGGTTTTTCTTCATAACCCCTCCTCAAACACAGCGTCATCACCCTGTGCGACGTAAGTTTTGTCCAATGCCCAGTTGCTGATGAACCGCAGCGGGCAGCTACGCTCCCATGCCCACTCGATGTCCTCGATATCGAACAGCCCATAGCCGCTGCTCTCGGCCTGCTTCGGTTCTTCCGCAGACTCGCACACGTAAATCTTGTGGCATCCATCGAAGGCGAACGATTTACCCGTCACTTCCTTGCCGTTGATCTTCATTTCCTGTTTTCCTTTCTCCATTTGGAAACAAAGTCCCGCAGACGGCCCACGTTGTAACCACCATCGTCAGCGGGATCATCCGGCGTATCCTCCCAACCCAACTGGCCGATCAGCACGTAGCCGTCCTCCCGCTCGGTGGTGTCCCCGGTGCGTACAAACACATCATCGTCCACCGTCCACGCCACCGGCAGGGGCGGCACACCGTGCGTAATTTCCAGCGCGTCCCACCCCTCGTCCTGCCACGGTTCTCTGTAGTAGCTCATTTCAATTCCTCCGGTATTTCAACCACGTCACCAAGCCTGCTGATAACGTAGCAGCGCATCGCTGCGATCAGTGGCGTCCTACCCATACCCCATACAGTCCCCTCGCAGGTTCCTGCATGCCACAACCCGCTATCGGGGTAATAATCCAACCCGATCCACTCCTGCTCGATGATCGGCCCACCGAAGGACCAGTCACGGCTATACGCCACCGGGGCAAGCACACCGTGCAGCCCATCGGCCATGTTCACCGCCCAATCAAGGGCAGCACCGCTCAACTCACTCGTTTTCATTTTCATTTCACTCTCCTTTCATGCAATCAAACCCACTCATGTATTCGTGCCCGTGGACCCCGTACCTGAAACCCCGCAGCCCTGTATCCTCGGGCTTCAGCTTGTAGAACACCACCGCAGGGTATTGCAGCGCGAGCGCAACCCCGGACCACCGCACCTTGCGCCAGTGTTCTTCGGCAGGCTCATCGCACCACCGATAGACCTCGTCCAGCGTCATGGGGATGCTGTTGGGCCAGAACTCAAGCTGGGCAAACCATAGCTCGGACTCCCAGCGGCTTCTTTCTTCTTCCCAAGACTCAATTATGTTTTTCATTTCACTTCCTCCATCAGGCTGCGTTTAATCTCGTCCACCTTGACACCGAGCCGTCCGATGTAGCGCAGTGCCTGCGGCGTTAATGTCGTTGTCCCTGCGATGGCAGCGAACAGCTTGCCTTGCTCGCACACCGGATACACCACCTTCCTGCCGTAAACCTCTCTTACTTGAACCTGTATACGCATGTTGCTTCTCCGTCTCGTTGGTGCGACAAGCTAGGGAAAACCTAGAATGTCGCGGTGTGGATAACTTCGGTGCCGTCGGCCTTTTCAGCCAGCACCACCGTCACCTCCCATACCCGCTTTACCCGCAGCAGGCGGGCAGCCTCGGTCTGCGCCCTTTGCGAAGTCTCTGCGCGGACTTCAACGCGCTTCCTATTGTGGAAGCAAACGTAGCCATTCATCCCCATTTCACACCTCCATCCAGAAGCTACGGGACAGCACCCGGTTCTCCCACTGGGGGAAGTCTTCCAGCGGGAACGCACGAGCAGCACGCTCCAGCGCAGCGAGCCGTGACGTAAAATACTCACCATCGACGCCCTGCACGTACCACAGCAGGATGCACTTCAAGTCGCCCACGCCGTTGTAGCCCTCGACGTTAGGTTTAAAGATGTACGGGTTAGCAGCCTCTAATTCTTTTTCTATCTTCCCCATCATCGGGTGCTCGGCAGGGGCAGCGTCCATCCATTTCTTCAGCGTCGGCTTTCTCATTTCACCAGACCTCCTTTGTTGTTCAGCCCCGGCAGATCGCGGGGATCGGTAATCAGCATGTAGTTGCTCTTGTGCATCGGGGCGACACACCACGTAGCGCGGGCGGTCTGTGCGGCTTCCTCGCCGCAGAACAGGCAGGTGTGGTAGCCGAGGGCGTAGCGACGGGGATCGATCTCGTCGGCGCATTGGGTGCAGAGCGGTGCCGAATCGGCAGGGTGCAGGTGAGTCATGGCGTTCTCCGGTTAGCGCGACAAGCTAGGAAAAACCTAGAATGTCGCAGGTCGTGTTCAAAGCTCCAGCCTACTCGCCTAGTATATCACAAATACTATACAAAGTCAAGTTTTTGTACAGGTCGAACAAACAAATGTCTTTATAATCAAAGATGTTCTAAGTGATGTACGGTCTACAGATGGACTACGGAATCGAACGAAAGGCAAGTTGTTGATTTCATTAAGTGTGGTTGTGTAATGTTCAATAATATTCTTTAAGTTAGTAGTATTAGACAGTACCCTCGTGAAAGCGGTCTGTGCTGTGTATAGTTTGGCACTTGCTGGGCTGCTCTTTCTTTTGCAGAAACTAAACTTAGAATTCGCATTTTGTCGTTTTTGGCTTGAACATTCGAACATCCCAAAACAAAGCCAATAAATCAAAGGGTTACAAAGTTCCGGAGTTGTACGATGTTCGGAAATCGATGTTCACCAAATGGACTCTTTTATTTCTGATGAATAGGGAGAAAAAAAGTCCACAAATAGGGCTTGACAGCCCGAAAAGCTGGGCGTAAACTGCGTAGCAGTTTACGGTTTCCGCCCCCGGAGCCGCCCAAATTTCCCGACGGGACATCCTAGCCAAAGCCTAGCATGTCCCGTTTTCATTTCCCTATTCATCAATTTTAAATCTCGCCCGCTTTTTTCTCCCTATTCATCGGTTTTAAATCGCTTGCGCAGCTTCAAAAAACACGATATGCTGCGCGCAGCATATCGGTTGCAGCCCAGCCGCCGCGACCCTTCCCGCCCTCCCTCACTGCCCCATCGGGTGCAGCTACCACGTTGGTATGACCGTTCCCTGCCCTCGACATGCTAGGTCCGCCCCTAGCATGTCCTTCGATTGTTGTTGACGTGTCCCTCAGAGTATGGGACAATGTATCACCGTCGCAGCACAGGACGGGCACAACACGGAGAACACAGCATGGAAACGCAACGCCCCACCATCATCGACCAGACGGCTGCCATGCCCGACCCGGTCGCCACCACCATCCAGGTATCGGAGCAGCAACACGCCGACGCCGCCGACATCGGCAGCCGGTATGCCCGGACCAAATTCGAACGGGCGGACTGCGCCCGTTCGTATGCCCTGATCCTCGGGACCGACCCCACGCTCGCCCAGTGGGAAGCACTGCGCACCGACTGGATACGCGGCTACGTGGAAGAGCACCCGGACAACGCCGGCGGCACCGCCGACGCGGCATGGTCCGACTTCGCCCAGTTGTTGAAGTTGAACCACGGGCTCGAGAAGCCGCGCTCGACCAGCGCCGCCGCGACCAAGAAGGCCGCTGAACGGGAAAGCAAGCGCAAAGCCACGCTCGCCGCCCACGCCGGTCGCACGACCGAGCAGGTGAAGAACGACCTCGCCGCCGCCTTCCAGACGCTGGCGACGGACCCGATGAACAAGAATGCGGCAGCCGCCGTCAAGAACCTTCAACTGGTTTTGAAGGATCGCACCAAAGACGAGCAGGCCGAGCAGCGTGACGAGATCGCCGGACTCCGCAAGGAAATCCGGGGCCGACTGGGTCGCTGCGATGATGTCGCAACCTTGTACAGCGTGCTCGCTGCCCTCGACGACTGGGCCGAGACCGAGTAACCCGCTCCGCCCCCCTCGCACCACCCGCGCGCCTCGTCACCCCGACGAGGCGCAGTCGTTTCCGGCTCCCGCGTCACCCCACCCGCCCCCGACCCCCCAAAACCGGTTTGACCACCGGACGCGCCTTTTTTCACACTAATCTGCACAGTCATCGCGTTACTTTGAAATTTTGGCAGAACATTACCCCCACCCCCTCGTTATAGGAAACACCCCCCTTAGGAGTCCCAACCTCCTTTTGTTTTCTATGCTATATTGCGTGCGCGGAGAGTGAGTGCTTCCATTAACTGCTGTTTTTGGGTGCTCCGCATGTGCCAACAGCCTCGCTCTTCGCCTTTGAAACGCATGCACCATTAACCGGAGTCCGTTTCCTCCATGAGTATCGGGATCACTCCCACCAACGAGCACCCGTTGCCTGACAGCATTGCTGACGAGTTTGCTGCTACCTTCCAAGAAAACGCGAGGGTCGCTGCCAATACCGCCACCTTGATGTCTGAACTCGGCATGCCGTTTGAGATGACGGCAGAAGATGAGAAGTTGGCGCAGGAGATGTTCAAGAGCGTCGACACCAAGAAGCCCGCCAAGGCCAATCCCCCCGAGCTATACACCGGCAACGTCGCGCTTAAGCTGTCGGCGCTGCTGACTGAGTACGACCACCGTGTCGTGATGGATGCGGTACAGGCGCGCACCTATATTACTAACCGGCTGCTGGAACTTAGTAGCTGCGGTGACCCGAAACATGAACTGCGTGCGATTGAATTGCTAGGCAAGCTCTCCGACATCAACGCGTTTAACGAGAAATCGGAAATCACCATCACCCACCGTACGTCCGACGATCTTAAGAACGCCATACAGGAGAAGATCGAGCGTCTGTTGCATGCCAGTACCATCGACATCACGCCTTCCAGCGTCGAGGAAGAGCTTGGGCTTGATGATTCCGAGCGTATGTTGACTCTTGAGAAGGAACTTGATGAATCCCCAGCAGCTTCAGTCACTGCTGAAGGTTCTGCCAACCCTTCCTGAATCGCAACTACGCGATCTTTACCTCTCGCTTGAGCAGCACGAGCGGGTGGTGGGACGGGAAAAGGCGGCAACCGACTTCATGGCGTTCGTGAAGCGGGTGTGGCCGCACTTCATCGAGGGTGCACATCACCGGAAAATGGCCCGTGCCTTTGAAAAAGTGGCGCGCGGCGAGCTAAAACGCCTGATTATCAACATGCCACCCCGGCATACCAAGTCGGAATTTGCTTCTTACATCCTTCCGGCGTGGTTTTTGGGTAAATTTCCGCACAAAAAGGTCATCCAGACCGCCCATACGGCGGAATTGGCCGTGGGTTTTGGTAGAAAAGTACGAAATCTGGTCGATAGCGACGTTTTTGGCGAGATTTTTCCCGGTGTCAGCCTGCAGGCGGACTCAAAAGCTGCCGGGCGATGGAATACCAACAAGGCCGGTGACTATTTCGCTATTGGTGTGGGGGGCGCGGTAACGGGTAAGGGTGCTGACATCCTTATCATCGACGATCCGCACTCGGAACAGGAAGCAACGCTGGCTGAAAGCAGCCCCGAGGTCTACGACAAGGTGTACGAGTGGTACACGTCAGGCCCGCGTCAGCGTCTGCAGCCGGGCGGTGCGATCATCATCGTCATGACGCGCTGGAGTAAGCGCGATCTTACTGGGCAGGTACTGAAAGCCTCGGCTCAGCGTGGCGGTGACGAGTGGGAGGTGATTGAGTTTCCCGCTTTGTTCGATGAGCAAGACCCGCCGCGCCCCCTGTGGCCTGAATTCTGGTCGGTTGAAGAACTGCTGGCGCTTAAAGAAGAGCTTCCGGCGCACAAGTGGGCGGCCCAGTACCAGCAAGCGCCGACCGGACGGGAAGGTGCCATTATCAAGCGCGAGTGGTGGCAGATATGGGAGGGCGACGACCCCCCGTTTTGCAACTACGTGATCCAGACGTGGGATACGGCGTTTGAGAAGAACAACCGTGCCGACTATTCAGCGTGTACGACGTGGGGAATATTCAACAACGAGAGCGACAACGGTGGCGCGGGTGGCAACAACATCATCCTGCTCAACGCGTTTAAGGATCGGATGGAGTTTCCGGAGCTTAAGCGTGTGGCCCTAGACCACTATAAAGACTGGAATCCGGACTCTTTTATCGTTGAAAAGAAAGCCTCGGGTGCGCCGCTGATCTATGAACTGCGGGCGATGGGCATCCCGGTAGGCGAATATACACCGAGCAAAGGGCAGGATAAGATCGCGCGACTTAACTCGGTATCCGATCTTTTCGTATCAGGCAAGGTATGGATGCCGCAAACGCAGTGGGCCGAGGCGGTTGCCGATGAGACGGCTTCGTTTCCTGCAGGTGAACACGACGACTACGTGGACGCCTTGACGTTGGCGCTCATGCGGTTCCGGCAAGGTGGGTTTATCCGCACGGATATGGATGAACCTGAACCGATACGCACGTTTAAATCCCGGCGGCATGCGGGGTACTACTAAGGTGGTGTAAATGGCAATCGACAAAGCACTGTACGAAGCCCCGCAAGGGATAGAAGCACTCGCGGTTCAAGAACCGGAGATCGAGAT